GCTGACCACAAAGTCTTCAGCGGGGACAAACATGGAACATGCCCTGCCAAGATTCTCATCGTAGTAGACTTTTCTAAATGCCGATCCGGCAATGGGTAAGGAAAACAGGAGCTTTTCTGTCTCTGTCCTGTATTCAGGCATCTTGACGGTCATCATGTAGTTCAGATAGTCCTGAACTCGCTGTGCCTGCTTGACCTTTTCGTCAGTCAGCTCTCCCACGATGGCCGTTTTTGCTGGGCCACTGGCGGGAAATATCTCCATGATGGTTTGCGACTGGAACCTGACGACGGCTTCACTCAGCATTGGGTGAAACACGCCGCAGGCTCCGTCCCAAGGAGTTGTTCTATCTTCAAACTTCATGCCCAGAAGGTCAAGTCCTTTTATGTAGGACTCCTCCCAGTCATGACGGCTTTCTTTATCAGCGTTATAGAGGCCCACAAGCTCACTGCCCAACGCAGTAAGCTCCGCCTCATCCATGAACTCAGCCAGATTCGCCCCATGAACCATAGCAGGGCCAGCATCAAAGTCGATGCTCATCTCCATGCCATCGGCAGCGATGTTAACCTCTTCAGGATTAACGATCTCTATCTCGATCTCATTGGGGCTAACTGGCGGAGCGCCGTTAGTGTAGAAAGCTTTTTCAACAGCCATTAGGTGTTTTCTCTGAACTGACCGCCTTTAGTGGCAGCTCCCATTCCACGGGCTGTAACTGTTCGCACTTTAGGTGCGCCCATGTTTAGCCTGACTGCGGTAGTGGCAGTACGACCACCTTTCTGCATCTTCTTGCGGCCTTTGTCCATTGTGCCGACAGCAGCAAACTTCCTGCGACCCATAGATTTCTCCATGCCTTCGCTTTCCTTCCTACGGCTTTTCATGGTCTGACCGCCCTTCTTTTTCTTGAGCATCTTACCTGTCAGGACATCTTCGCCCATAGCCATTCGTTTGTGCTGAGGTATCTTGTTGGACAGAGCAGGCTTTGCCTTGCGATTACGCATTCCCAAAGATTCGTCAAGACGATCATTGTAGCCTTGTTTCATCGTCTTGCCTCCTTTGTTCATGCCCATGCCTACGGCCTTTCGACGCAGACGATCCATCTCGTCACGGGCATCTCGCTCTCTGGCTCCAACCCTTCGCATCTCGGCACGTTTGTCCATGCGCTCTTTCGCATCCCGTGGAACACGCCTTCTTACACGGCGCATCTCATCGGCTGCATCATCCTGCCTGCCAATAACTCTAGCTTCTTCATCACGAAGGTTACGCCTGCGCGTAGAACCTCCATCACGCATTCCCTTTTTTGGGCCAGCTTTTTTAGCCATACCCCCTTTCTTCATAGCAGCGCCTAATTTTTTTCTAGCAGATCGCAGACGAGCGTCATATTCCGCTTGTTTTGCATCAGCCCCCATGCCTGTCATTTTCATTCCGCGTGGCGCTTGCCTAGCCGCCCGTCTTCCGGTGTCCATGCTGCCTCGGCCACCCATAGCCATACCCTTCATGGGGCCAGCCTTTTTGGCCATACCGCCTTTCTTCATGACTTTTTTCTTGGCAGGGCCAGCTTTCTTAGCCATGCCACCACCCCTCATGCCAGTCTTTTTCTTGGTCATCCCACCGCCGCGCATACCCGCTTTTTTCTTGGCAGGCATCATACCCCCGCCACGCATACCTGTTTTCTTTTTGGCCATACCGCCACCGCGCATACCGCCTTTCTTCTTAAATGGCCCTGACTTCTTCATCTTTCAGTCTCCTGTAGAATTCTTTACGGACGGCGTACATTTCCTGCACATCGTATGTATCGAAATAAGTCTTGTAATAACCCTGATTGATTAATTTTTCCGATGCTATTTCTAGCTTGGAAAGTCTCTGTATAAACACTATCGCGTATTCAGTTTCACTTTCGCCCTCGAAAGAGCCGTCATCGATCAGCTCATTGGCATCATCGTAAGGATGAAAACCCATGACCCAAAAGTCTTTCTCTCCGAAGCAGCCGTCTGAGATGTTCTCGTTGATGAAGTCCAGATTGTCGTGGAAGTCTTCAGTCTCTTCCACGAAGTTGGTATCCACCAAGATTACCAGATCGATGCTGTCATCCCAGTTCTCGATGTACTCATAGATAACATCGTTATCGTAGAGTTCTGTCTTGAAAGCAAATTTTACTTTCTTGTCGTCCCATGCCTTCTTGGCGTAGGGACAAGCTGGGATGTTGTTGAAATCAGGATTAGGCGGTTCAAGCTGCTCTCTCGACCAAGAGCGTATTTCGCTTTTGATATTTTCTTTTTCTTCTTCAGAAAGCATCAGTAGTAGTCTGCCGTCCGTTGATACATCGGCTCGTCTTCTTCATCCGAATACAGGCTTAAAAAGCCGCCCTGTCGGAATCTTAGAAGTGCCTGAGTAGATGAGTCTACAAGGTCATCGTGTTCCCCTGCTGGGAAAGCTGCAAATTCGCCCACCACCTCTTCGGCGAATCTGGTTTCGGGACACCACACCACCCCTGATGCGAACAAGTCAGCAATAGCGTTTACTCTTGCGATCTTGTCATTACCACGGGTCGGGGTGTATTCCGATACAGGTATACCCATTGCGCGAAGCTCAAATATGAGCGGGGTTCCTGCTGCCTTGGCCTCAACAATAAAGGCGTCCGGCTTTACGTCCATGTACATCTCGTAAGCCACTTTCTTGAGTTCTGGGAACTCCAGTCGCTCCTTGTAGGCATCCAGCAGAATGATGTTTGGCCTGTCTCTGCCTTCGTCGTCTGGCGCGTAGAACACGCCCCATGTGGTACAGGCAGAGTAGTCAGCCCTCTGGGTTTTAAGAAATGCCGTATCCCAAGACTGTATAACAAAGTCGCAGGGGGGCGGATATTCCTGTTCCCAGATGTTCCACCACTCTTTCTTGACCAGCGCCCCCTCTTCCGCTGTGGGAGCCTGCTGATACTGGGCGTTCCACTTGGCTGCTGGCAGTTCGCTGCGTAGAGATTCCAGTTCCTTCAAACTCCAGAACTCAGGCCACAGAGGACTGCCTGACGGCATAATTGCCGGGAACTCTATAATTTCCCATTCATCTGCACCTTCACGCTGGGTGTAGGATTTGACGATCTTTCCGGTCAGGTCGCGCATGTGCCATCGCGTCATTACGATGACTATAGCGCCTCCGGGCTGAAGACGTTGGCGAGGGCCGGATGTGTACCATTCATAAGTCTTGTCAAAGACAGAGGGGTCAATGCTCTGTCCTTCCTGCTCACTATGGGGGTCATCAATGATGAGCAGGTCAGCGCCCTTACCAGTTACAGCACCACCAACACCGATAGCGAAATATTCACCACCTTTGTTGGTACTCCAGCGGCCAGCGGCTTTAGAGTCGGCCCTCAAAGCCAACTTAGGGAAAACCTTTTTGAAATCTTCGTCATCGACGAGGTTACGAACCTTCCTGCCGAATCCTACTGACAACTCAGCAGTATGAGCTGTCTGAATTATCTTCTTGTCTGGGTACTGACCCAGAAACCATGCTGGCAGAAGATAAGACGCAAATTCTGATTTGGTATGTCTGGGCGGCATATTCACGATAAGCCGCTTCAGGTCGCCGTTGGCTATGCGTTCAAACGCATCCGCCATGATCTTGTGATGCCGACCCTCTATGAAAGCAGGCCACATGTATTTCACGAAAGGGATAAACCCATCTCGCGCCGCCTCTCTCTTCTTCGCTTCATCTAACGATGTCAGCAAATCCAAGATTTCTTTCTGCTTATCAGGCGGTAACTGATCGACAGTTGAAAGCAGTGAAGGGTCTATCTTCAACAGAAAATCCCTACAGTGTATTACTGTTCAGAGATATCACATTAGTGAGTCCCAGAATCTCACCAAGAGATTCTCGGAGATAAACGAGCAGTGTTTTACAGACACAGCAATAATAATTATAGCAGAGTCTACCTCTTGACGAGGACATGTCAAGTGTTACAACAGACTAATCACTTTAATCTCCAACCAGTACGTTTCCCAAATTTTTGCAGAAAATTTTCAGGCCGATTTACGTTGGCATTTAGTTTTGAATTTAGGGTGAGACATGTGAAATGTTACTTGTGAAAAATCACATGTGTTGTGAAAACATGGTAATTGTTTGAGTGTTTTACTATGTATATGTGACAGGTAGCTGCTGCACTACAGGGGGGGGTGCTGTCATAATGTGTGACATGTGGCACTTTGCAGATAATGTGTGACACCTGACAACATGCAGATTAACTGTGACAGCTGACCCCATGCAGCTAATGTGTTACACCTGACGCGTCAACATCAGAGTCATCATCTGTTAACAGTGCCAGTTCTGACAGTTTACGTTTGAGGTCTGCTTCAATGTCGTTACTGGAACGCTCGGTCACATCCTCGATTCTGTTCACATACATGCCGCTGACTTTTGCCAGTATCGACAGCGACTGAACTTGTGTCGGTTCTAAACTGATCGTTCCTGTAATGTGATCTCGCAGAGTACGGGTGACCAGTTCCTGACTGGACACAGTGCGAGCTAGATTAACGTCAGCCTTTCGCTTGATTAGACCGTCTACCGTACTC